TTTGAATCGCTTGATCCATTCCATTGCTTCCGATTGCCTCATAGTCTCCCGTAAGTTCAAGCGCTCTTGTAATGACAAAGTGGCTAAATTGTTGGCCTTCTCTTGCTCTATCAAGAATTCTTGTTGCTTCATGGTGTGTCATGCCTTTTTCCTCAACAATGCCATCTTTTCCAATACTTCAAGCGGAATAGGTACGGCTTTTAAGTTATCGGCTTTAATTTTTTCCAATGCGGGATCAGGCTCATTTTTTGATGGAATTGTGAGCCTAGCAATGTCGTAAGGGTTTTGCTTTGGTGTATTGGTGCTTCTAACCCAATTGCGCCATGTTGCAAACCAATCCAACTTCACCCCCTTTTGACCCGCTTGGGCTATCCAATAATCTTTGAATTGGTCAAAGGTCTTAACTGGGCTAAGTTCAGGTCTTGTCTCTTTGCAAAACTGTTCCCATTCCAAAGGAAAAGAAAAATCATTAGCGAGGCGTTTGCCGAGTATCTTCTTTTGGTTATTGGTTACTGGTTGTTGGTTACTGGTTGGTTGAACTTGTGTTGAACGCTCGTTTAACGCCTGTTCAACGCCCGTTGAATTCTTGTTCAACGCTCGTTTAAGCGCTGATGCTTTTCCCGCCTTAGAAGCGGTAGTTAATTGTTGTTTGTAATGTTCAATTTCTTTATCGCATCTAGTGTGATGCCAACTTTGATTTTGAATATCCAAAACAAAAAACATTTCCAAAAGACCCTCAAGTTCAATTCGATTGTCTCTAGCGCCTGTTTTCATACCAAGTTCAAATAAATTGTTTGGCAACGGCTTTTCTGTATCGTAATAAAGCCATATCAATTTAAGATAAATGCCAATTTCTTCATTAGTTAAAAATGAAGTGTCCTTAATAAAGTCACCAATGTGATGTTGATAGTAGTGCATGGCTTAACCCTGAGTTTCTTCAGATTTGTTAATTTTTGCCACCGCTGTGCGCCAATCACCCTTGCAAAACACCAACACATTTTGATGGGTTTTTGCCATCTTTCTGCCTGATTCAAATTGCTTGGTGACACGCATGGATGCTGAACCAACGCTTGTAGCCAAAATAGCTTCGTTGTAAAGCTGCGCCCCTGCTAATTCAAAACCATCAATTGTTTCGCTAACAAAGTTTCTGTAAAACCCTTTTTTGTCTCTGAAATCACCAACAACAAAGCAAGCAAACGTGTCGTTTTTCATCTTTTGAACTGAACGCAAAATAATGCGTTTATAAGCAGCCAAAAAGGTGTGCCATTCCATGTTTGAAAGGTCTTGAGGATCATCGCTGTAAACCTCTAAATCACCGTATGGAGGGCAAGAAAATACCATGTCGGCATCGGGCGCTTGGGAAAGCATTTCCATGCTATCACCGCAGACCCAAACAGGCTTTAAAGGCGTTTCAATTTGATCAATCTGCATACGATTTGCGTCAATTTGTTCCTGACGCAAATCACAACCCCAATAGTTTCTGTTGAGTGCAGCGGCAACAATTCCCCTAACGCTTCCCCCTGCAAACGGGTCAACAACTTGCCCCTGATAAGGGCAAAACCATTTAACAGCTAACTCACAAAGCACAGGGTCAAAAATGCTTGTGTTCAATTCTGTGTTTTCTTCTCTGATGCCTTCTTTTTTTCTGTAGAAATCGTAAGAACCCGCTTTGTTGTCGGCATAAAGTAATGACTTATTTCTGCCAACTTCACTCTCAATACCCAAAGACTTCCAAGCCCTTTTGCGCTCTTGCCACTCACCCTGACGGGCATCAAGAATTGTGAAAGGGGGAAGTGTAAAGCGCTGCGCTACCACGCCTGATGCTTGTGGCTTAATGATTTGACCAAACAAATCCACGCCATATAAAGACACGTTTTCCATAAATTTTTCTCCGCAAACTCCCTGAAAGAAACAATCGGCAGGGGGGGAGTACCCTTTTCAGCAGGGTAATTACTCCCTGCCTAGCCGTGTTTCAAACAATCTTAATCCACAAACCAATGTGGACGCAACAACTTTAATTGCCAAATTCTTGCAATAGGCACAGCTTTCCATTGGGAAATAGCGGGCTGCTTTATTCCCAATAGTTTAGCTAGATCACTCTGTGAGCCCGCTAATGCAATAAACTTTTCTTTAGTCATAAGCCAAATTATATACCATTTGCATAAAAGCAACATTAGGGTTTGTCCCTACAAAATAATTGTTGACCTTTGCATAAGTTGGCTTATAATTCACTCATGCCCCAAACAAAGGGGTCTTTTAAAAGGAACTGAAATGAACAAAGAAACACTTATCCAATTGCTTGAAGATGGCGCTACTTTTGATTGCTTAGAGTGCAAGTTTTTTCACCCTAGTTTTCGCAAAGGTTTTAGAACCATTAAATCTACTAGCATTGCTTGGTTAGCTGTCCAACGTACCCACGGCATCTTTGGAACTAATCGTTTGCAACAAGAAAATAACATTTACCGCTTAGCATAAAACATTAGGGTAAGTCCTAACAAAATAATTGTTGACTTACCCATAAGACCGCTTATAATTAACCCATGCCCTAACTTCTTGGGGTCTTTTTAGGAGAAATCAATTGAGTAACGCTTACGATTCATATTTAGCCGATTGGCAAATAAAACATCCTAATGTGGTGCAACCTGAGCGCCCAATTTCTCGCCCCAACATGATTGGTGCAGAGCCAATTCACGGTCATCGTGTTTTTGACAACCGTAGCAAATGTTTTCAACTTGTTGACGGTCAAATTCTTGAAATTGGTCAAACAACAAATTGGATGGACATTTACGCACTTTTCCCAAATCTTGAGGCATGGAATGCTTATGCACAACCCATGACATTTAATGAATATTGGAATGGTTGAACATGACTGATTACAAACTCCATTATTACTTTGATGACGTTGTGTCTTATGACAATGGCACAACGCTTGAGAACGTCAAAGTTGGCTATGACTACTACCCCGCAGAAATCAATATGCCCCATGACCACAACTCAGCGGAAATCTACGATGTGTTTGTTTTTAATTTAAAGGGTGAGAACATTTCTTGTGATCTGCCTTTATCAGAATTCCAACACATCATGTCTGAAACCAAGATTCACCACGCTCGTATGCTGAAAGAAAAAAATGAAATCTAAGATTATTGAAACCATTGTTGAATGTGTGCTTGCCATCATTATTTTTGGCGGCATTGGCGTAATGCTTGCTTGGAGAGGCTAATGCTTGACCACATCAAAGATTATTTCCGCTTGCCATCAGCTAAAGAGTTGGCTGCCAAGGAACTTGAAACAGCCCAACGCAAGCTATTAGACGCTCTTAGCGCTCAAGAATATGCAAAGCGCATGGCTGACTATCACTCAGACCGAATCAAACGCCTAACGGCTTATTTAAAGGAAGAAGCATGAAAAATCTAGCAACCGCATTGGTCAAAGCACAAAAGGCTTTTGGCCCTGCCCTTAAGTCATCCACCAATCCACACTTCAAGTCACGCTATGCAGACTTGGCGGCTTGCGTTGAGGCGGTTATTGACGCTCTGAACGACAACGGCATCGCCCTCATTCAAAAAAACTACGATTGCGCCAACGGTGTAATGATTGAAACCATGTTTATCCACGAATCGGGCGAAATGCTTGAGTGTGGGATTCTCCATGTACCCGCTAACAAACAAGACGCACAGGGCTACGGTAGCGCTTTGACGTATGCAAGGCGCTACAGTTTGATGGCGGCTTGTGGCATAGCCCCCGAGGATGATGACGGTAACGTAGCAAGTCGCAAGACGGTTATTGAAAAGCCATCAGTCAACGAAAACGCCCTCACAGACCATTTATCGGCTATTGAGGCATCAACAGACCAAGACAGTTTAAAAAGCGCCTACAAACTCGCTTATGCGGCTTGTAATGGAAACACAGAGTGGCAAGGCAAAGTGATTGCAGCTAAAGATAAAGCAAAGGGGAAATTATGATAGTCCAAGGCACAGATGAATGGTTTGAGGCTCGCATAGGCAAGGTCACCGCATCCCGTGTGGCTGATGTGCTTGCCAAGACCAAAACGGGTTACTCGACAAGTCGAGACAACTACATGGCTCAATTGGTGTGCGAACGCCTAACGGGTCAAAAGGGCGACAGTTTCACAAATGCTGCTATGCAACATGGAACAGAAACAGAACCCCTTGCCCGTCTATCGTATGAAGTCGCCCAAAACGTCTTGGTTGATGAAGTGGGGTTTATCCCCCATCCATCCATCATCATGGCGGGCGCTTCCCCTGATGGGCTTGTGGGGGACGATGGCTTGTTAGAAATCAAATGCCCCAATACCGCCACGCACATTGAGACTTTGCTAAGTCAAACCGTGCCAAGCAAATACAACACGCAGATGCAATTCCAAATGGCTTGCACGGGGCGTTCATGGTGTGACTTTGTGTCTTTTGACAACCGTCTACCCGCAGAACTTCAGTTGTTTGTTAAACGTGTTCCTCGGGACAATATGTATATCAGGCTAATGGAAGAAGAAATTGTCAAATTCTTGAATGAACTTGACATCAAAATTGCTCAACTTATGAAAGTCAAAAATGTCTAAAATTTACGAAATTTCTGTTGTAAATGGAAAATACAAAAATAAAGATGGTGTAGAGAAATCACGCTATCAAATCATTGGATCGGTCATTGAGACAAAGAATGGGCCAATGCTCAAGTTAGACAATGTGCCTCTTATGGATGGCGGTTGGAACGGTTGGGCTTATCTAAACACCCCCAAGCCCAAAGATGATTACAAAGGCTTGCCAAAGGACGATGACATAGATTTTTAAGTTTACGGGGGGAAAGCTGTGCAAAGGATTTTCCTAGCTTGCAGACGAACAGCGATCCCCCCACCCATTAGGAACAATCATGGACTACAAAAGAATGTTTGACAAAATCTTTCCCGAATTTCCAAGAGTCAGGGCTAACGATCCTGTAACGTCATTTGAGGCAGCGGAGTCGATTAAAGACGTTGCCCCCCAACATCACCAAGTTATTTTTGATTGCCTCAAGTTTTACGGGCCACTTGGCAAAGACGGGATTTCAGCCTTGACAATGTTAGACGGTAATCAAGTCGCTAGGCGCTTGAACGAAATGAAAGTCATTGGTCTTATCCAATTGACAGGCAACACGGTTAAATCCAATTCAGGAAGAAATGAAAGAGAATGGCAATGTATCCACTCGGACTAAATCAAAACCAACCCGTCCACAAATTACGCTCTTGTAATAAATGCGATCAAGTTAAACCGCCCGAGGGCGGAATTGACATGGGTCACAAATGGATTTGTCAGACTTGTTGGGTGACAAGAAAGCATTTAAAAAATGACCAAAGACGAACTAATTAACTTGCTACGCATCACAGGCGCTCAGGAAGCCTCCATAGACGCTGTATGCGCTGCTTACGATGCGGGTTGGAACGATGCCCTTGACGATTACGCAAAGCGCATAGAGCCGCTTCCCTTTGGCAAAGACACAATTGGCAGCTTTGGCAGTTTTATCAAAGACGCTAAGAAATAAGGTTGCACTCGGCTTGTCTGCGTTTTAATAGACCAGGCAAGACCTTACCCCCACCTTTTGTCCACAGCATCAATTGCTCTTTAGCACCGTCCCAATCCCCTGCGTTAATCTTACGTTTAAGGGTTGAAGTTTGCAGTCGGCCTGTTCCCAAGTTGTAGCAGAAATCAACAATGGCGTTGCACTTGCGCTCATCAGTCGCAAGGATGGGGCAGTTTCGCAACACGCCTGGCAAGTAAGTATGCTCAAGTTCCACCATGAGCAACGCCCTTGCTGTAGGCTCATCCATAGGGGCATCTTCCAAGGTTACTTTGCGCCCGTCTGAATAGTAGGTTGACCCGTAGCCAATAGTAGCCACGTTAGCGGGGCATAGGTAAGGCTTAGACCTAAACCCCTCAAACTGGCGACACAAAGCAGCAGCCAGTTCTAAGTTCATATACCCCTCTTAGACAATGTACGGTCAAGAAACCAATAATTGATAGTTCCTGAAAGCAAAGCAGAAAAGTCAGGGGTCATCATGGTTTTAAACACTTCCACAGCGGGCGCACCATTTAACCAGGCGTTGTAGGCAAACCAAACATGGATAAATGACCAAACAAACAAAACCCAATAAGTCACCATAGGGCGCACAGAGGCCGACAGGGACGCTACCCACCCACCCGCTGCTTTAACCATCTCGGCCTGTTGTGTGATTGCATTGTTAAAGGCATCCATCACGCCCACATCAATGGCAGCTTCCCGTTGTGCGCCAATTTCAGCTAATTTCTGCTGACCACGTTGCGCTTCCAAATCACATTGGAACTTGAACATATTTAGTTCGTGCTGACGTTCATTCTTTTTATCAAGCCACTTTAGCACTTCGGGGGCCATCCTAAAGATGCCACCAAAAATAGAACCCAACAATCCACCGCTTAAAACTTCAAACATGATTAATCCTCCGACATATCAGTTGCAGCCAGGTTAATGCGGGTCT